TGCTTTTGGGGTGTAATTCTACAATAGCTAAGCTAATCTCCAAAGATGGAATTGCTTTCTTTCCGCGCTTGCCATTTCGTAAGTGTCATAAATGCGGTAGAGATATACCTGTTTTTTTAGATAGTTCTGTGAGATTGATTTTTCGATCCTCTAAAACTTCATTAATAATTTTCTGCCAATCCATAACACACCTCAATTTTTTCTAATTGTAGTTTATTAAATTTACCATTGCAAATCTTTAGAAATGGTTTAATATTGGAAATTCTTAGAAGGGGTATTAAATGAACGAATTACACGAAAAAATCAATCAAGCGAAGAAAAATTTAGGCTTAAACAGTAGCGAACTTTCTGCTGCTTTGGGATACTCAAAACCATATATCACCAAGGCCTTAATTAAGTTGCCGGGTGATAAAGTTCAAAAGCGATTGATTGATGAGATTAGTTGGTTGTTGGGTGAAAATCGTGCGTCACCAGTCGGTGAAAGTGTTAAATCAATTGACACGGCTGAAATCATCAAGCAAAAGGATTTAAAAATAGCAAAGCGGGAATGTGAATTGTTTTGGTCTACTAAGGCCATCAAAGATAAAAACCATCAGATTGAAAAACTCCAATCAAAAATAAGCAATGAGCAAACTAAAATAAGCAATGAGCGAATCTTGTCAGTGATTATTTTCGCAGTAACTATTGCTTTGTTTCTTGCAAGTCATGCTATCTAACCAATAAATTAGCTCCTTAATTGGAGCTTTTTTAATATTAATGCTTTACATTACTACTCATTTAATTTACTATTGAAAATATAGACAAGGGGTTAAACATGAAGAAATTAATTACATTAGTGGCAGCGTTAACTATGACAGCATGTACTACAGCACCAATCAATAAAGGCTTTATCGTTGAAAGTGTAAATACTGATAAAAATACCGCAGTTATTATGCGCGGTGATATGGAGGTATTAATCGAGTTTGACGCGCGTTATTTTAAAGATGGCGATGGCTATCAAAACTGGCGTGATGTTGAGATTAAACAAGTAACAGATGTTGTGGTAAATGGCTTCGATGATGAAGAAGATTATCAACTTTCATTTGATGAGGTTTCAGAAATCGTTTCTTTGGTTGAAACTAAAATTCGTGAGGAGGGCTAGATGATTAATGAATTAAAAGCTGAAATTAGAGAATTGGTTTCTGATATTTACAAGTTAAGTGATAACGAAAATGTTGTCACTATTTCGGATAACTCATTCAAGATTGAGTATGTTGGTCGCGGCACAGACTCATTGCAGTTGTGGATCGGGAGTAATTTCACAGAACATTATCAAGAGAATTACATGCAAGATACTTTGGTAAAACTTGCAAAGATTAAAAAAGATTTAATTGGAGAAAATGAATGAGTGATTTAACAACAACGGAAAACAATAGCTTTTTAGCCTTAATGCAAACCGCATTAACCACCCCAAACATGGATGTATCTGTATTAAAAGATATGCTTGCGATGCAAAAAGAAGTAATGGTGCAGCAAGCGATTATTGACTTTAATAATGATTTTTCGGAAATGAGCAGAGAAATTCCTGTAATTGCTCATACAAAGAAATCTTACAGCACAACATATACCCCGCTTGAAGATATTGTAAATATCATACGCCCTATATTGTCGAAATATGGCTTTAGTGTTTCATTTAATAATAACCAAGTTGCAGCGGGATTCATTACAATCACGTGCCAATTGCGTCACAAGGGTGGTCACATGATTGAAAACATGCTGACTTTACCAACAGAGGCAGCAACTAAAGGCATGAATGCCATGCAAGCCATAGGCGCAGCAATCAGCTACGGTAAACGCTATACACTTTGCGGAATCCTAAACATTGCAACTACCGCAGATGATGACGGAAATGGGTTCTCAACCAATGCAAAAACAGAATCACAGAAAAAGCCGCTATCAGATGTGCGATTGGATAAAGCTATCGAGCAGGTAAACAGCAAAACAATCACACTAGACACAATCACAGATGCTTATGACCTAACAACTGAGCAATTAATTAAAATCGGTCGTGAGGTGAAAGTATGACCATTATTTTTAGATCCTCATCTGTTGGTAAATTAATGGCTTCACCCGATAAGGCCTCATTGCCTGTCGGGGCAATTACGGAACTTGATAAAATGATCAGTCAAAAACTGATTAATTGGCAAGATGATTTTGACTTTTTTACACTAGAAAAAGGTCGTCAGTGCGAGAATGACAGCATTGAGTTATACAATGAGATTCACGATACATTCTATGTGAAGAATACAGAGCGCGTGACGCAAGGTTTATTGACTGGTGAGTGTGATTTACTAGATAACAAAGAAAGCCTTGTAGTCGACATTAAGACAGCATACAGCAAAAAGACATATCCATTATTTATGAAGCTATCATCATTGTATGAGTGGCAACTTAGAGCATATATGCACCTGTATGATGTTAATCAGGCTGAATTGGCTTACTGCTTGGTAAATACGCCTACTGAGCTAATAAATAGGCGTGATCCTGAGCACTGGCACAATGTGGATGATGTGCCCTTAAGGTTAAGAGTCTCAACATTGCGAATCGAGCGAAGTGAAGAAAAAGAGCAACAATTATTAAATCGGCTTGAGCTTTGCGATAAATACATTAGGGACTATTTGAAATGAAAATTAAAAACAGCTTGGTTTTTGCTTTTCTGGTTTGGATGGAGAAAGGAGACCATACGATAAGATATAAGAAAAATCACTTTGTTATGAAAAAGAATGGCAAGATTGCAACGATTGCCTATTTTGACAAAGATGATTATCTCGAAATCAATCAATATTGCATAGAGCGTTATCAATTATTCTTATATCAGTGGTTTAAATTTGGTGAGGATTTTCTTGATAAGTTGAAGCAGCATGGCGCGGCACAGGTAATGAAAAATCGAAGCAAGAATTATATGGAGATGTATTGATGAAGTATTTAACAATGGTAGCAGTTATTTTTTGCGGTTCTGTTATCGCTGCTGCAATGTTTTTTGATAAATTGGTGGTGGTTTGTGCCTTTGGGTTTATGCTTAACGCCCTATTGTTAGCTTGGAATAAAAAATGATTGAAAAGTTCACAAAGTCGCTAGGGTTTTTAGAGATTGAGGCGAAAAATATGAATCATCAGCCTTGTGCTAAGAATCTATATAAATTTGAAGACGCAGCAATAAACAAGCATTGGTTATGCTTTTACGCATTCTACTTAGACGGATGCAGGAAAGGTCGGATTGATGCTTTAAATGAAATTTCGATTGAATGTATTAATAAATTGAATGGAGTAAGTAAATGAATATTGAATTAACACTAGCACTTATTGTTTTATTTTTTGGCGTAAAGTTTCTTGTAAAAGTGCTAAAAAGTGGAAGTCCAGAAAATGCAATTAAGCTGGCAGAAGAACAACTTGAGAAAAATAAAGTTGCTATACAAAATAAGGGTGCTTATATTTTCGCTTGGGTTCTTAGTCTAGCTATTAGTGTTTTCTTTATCTGGGTTTCGCTAACATATATCTACTCATTAGTTTAAAAAGATAGCCCCTTAATTGGGGCTTTTCTTACACAATACCTTTTACGGAATTATAAAGCCCTTTCGCTGCATCAATAAAATCTGATACATATTTAGACCATTTATCCCAATTTTTACCCGCTTCACTGATTAGTGACTTTGCATAAGCAAGCACCCATTGTTTTTTACTTGCGCCATCACCTGCTTGACCTTGTGCTGCATCCATCGCGTTTACAATGGCTTGATAGATTTCACGCCCGATAGTGAATAGTTGAATTGTGCTAGACATTACTTGTGCGATTGTGGTCATTATTTCAGCCCCAGTTTTAAGTTGCTTGATACTCGATTCATCCAGCCTTTGCCGAATGTTGAGAAAGTGTTTAGCGAAGTGTAGAACGCAATACGAAAGGAATAAAAACTAAGTAGCGTTTCGCCAATATTTTGCGCCTTAGCTGCCGCAATAGTCTTATTGCCAATCAACCCATCAACATCAACACCTAGCGCCTGTTGCAGTGTTTTAACGCCACGACTAACACCGCTGTTTACAGATACATCGAATACATGGAATCGTAAGCCATCAGGCAGTAAATCACACTTTGCTTTATCCCAATAATCACGCTTATAAATTTGCTTTGCTTTATCAATAGTGAGATTTTTAATATCTTCTTTTGGGTATGAGTTTGCAGCAATTCCGTACTTAGTGCCTTTTAGTGTTCCGATACCAACTTTCCCGCCCGTCCAGTTTCCAGGGTCGCCAGAATGCAGGGTAAAACCACCCTCATGCCCTATAACTAATTCGAATGCTTTATCAAAGTTCACTTATAGCTTCCCCTTTTATAGATCATCATCGTACCATAAGCCGTTAGGATGGACAGGACAACGAACAGCACGTCCATTATGGTGTCATGGTGCTTAGGCACAGCAAGAACACCAATAATGGCAATCATGCCCATGCACATCAAACCTTTCGCAAACCAGAGTAATTGAATGCGCTTATTTAACACCATAAACGCAAAACAGATAAAAATTACAACAAGACATAGATTAGTTATCATTTTCAAAATCCTCGCCAGTTTTGGCCTTATACCCCTTATTAAACAGTTTCTTAATAAGTTTTGGTATTACCGATTGTAAAAACTCAGGTATAAACTGGCCGGATACTGTGTATGCAAAGGTAATTGGAATGAGCCACCACACCTCAATAACGCCTTGGGAGGTTAGTGTGCCGATAAATATCCATGTGGGGTATGACAGGATTGCAGAAATAACACCGCCCGCAAACATGCTTTTGGTGCGGCTTTTGGGTGGCTCTGGTGATGTTAGCGCGTATGCCGCCATGCTTAGAATGCAGAATACAATAATTAAGATAATGTGCTCTGCATAAGATTCTAGCGTCTTTAGTATTTGCACGTTCTTGACCTATATAAGTTTTACTTATAATAAAGCAATTTGTTTATTTTTTGTAGATAAAAGAAAACCCCTCGAAAGGGGTTGGTATTCATGATAGGTTTTTTACCGCCCTAGCAATTAATTCATTAGATGGGTCAATTTCAAGCAATTTAATAGCGGCTTCAAACCCTCCAGACTCAATAATTAAATCATGATCTTGTATAAGGGTGATCAACTTCTCTTGATCCACACCATCGACTATTTCACCACTTTCAATTAATTTTCTAGCGGCCTTAATTCCATTAGAGTTGATAAAATCAATTTCAGTTTTCATGTTTATACCCATGCCGTCCCACTCCATTTAGTGAACTTATTCAAAGTTGTATCAAAGTTTTCAACACCAACATCCAAACTTGTCAAAACTGGAAGTGCTGTTGTTGCTAGTCTTGCAGTTTGCCATTTAGTAGGAATCCACATGCTTGCTGTGCGACTAAATCCGACTGTTGTTGTGCAAAGCCACTCATAAGGCTTTCCTGCTTCAATGGCTGCATTGTTCAGACGATAAATATCACCCTTAAAAGCATGAGTGGTCACAAGCGGCGGTGTATTGCCCAAGATAATCATTGCACCTTTCTTGACCTTTGGAATACCATTCGTGCCATTTGCAACAGTGAATATATTAATACTTGCCGGAACTTCGGTATTGATGAAATTAAAGACGTTCTGATTTGTATTTGTGTCAAGTAAAGCTGTCTTTGCAAAACCAGTCACACGAGGACCATAAGTGAGCTTGCCTACTTCCAAATCAACTGGCCAATTATCCCCACCACTGTTTGATGTGCCGTTGATATCGAAAATATCAGGGGTATTAACTTTACAATTATCAACTGATAGTCTCCCACCAATAGCGCAAGCAAACGTTGTTGCTGACGTTGATTTAGAGAAATCACTATTAATAAACTTCAATCGTTGAAGATTAGCTGCGCGTTGAGACTCAATCCGAACCATTGCCAAGGTGGCTGTAATCGCCGGGTCGAAATGCTCAACTGTTAAACCATCAAAAATCAAATCTTGCGATTTGTTTTGCGTGTATCCGTTATATGCTAATAGAAACGGAAGTGTGACATTAGACCGAATATCGTTTCTCAGCACGATTTTAGTATTTTTGAATAGCCCGTTGGTTGGGTTGTATATGTTTTCAGCTGTACTATGAAATACCGAATTACTGATCTCAAACTTATCTTCATTCTCATTGACATACTTAGCTATATACATATTGAATGGTGGTGTCAGAACATTCACATTATCTAAGTAAAGCACCCCCCCCGCTACGGATGCAAAATCACAACCACCAGTAAAAAATCTTTCCTTCCCTGTTTGGGCTACATCTTGCCAGTAGTTCGTTAGATATATCCAAGCCTTATAACTGCCACCAATACCCCCACCATCCACCTCAAGATCAATACGTGCATCAAATGCTGTAACAGTGTCACCTTTAATCACTGAGTTGCCACCAGTCATGGTTAGGCCGCCACGGAAACAATGCTCATACTCTAGATTGCTAAATGTTAAATCCACGTTCCGATTTATATGCAATCCATCAGATACTGAGTTTTGAAATTTAACATTTTGAACATGGAATCTTGCTCGCATCCATTCTTGTGTTACGCCACCAATTGAAATAGATGGATTTCCTTGCAAGAATAAACAGCTTGCTTGCTCTTGGTTGTAGGTGTTCCAAGTCCATTGTGAGTTATACATATTTCCGTCAAGAATAAGATTTTCTATTCTGACACGGTTAGAGATATCAGCGAGTGTTGTGAATGAGGACGCATCAACTTGGAAGATGCGCCACCACTTGGCTACAGATTCAGTAGTGCCCGCAGGGACTGGTGTTCTTGTAAATGTGGCAATTCCATTCGGACAGCGAATGCTCACTCCTGCCTTTATTGGGATTAAGTGGCCGACATAGTTCTTTGTTGCCTGAACGAGTAACTCTCTGGGCATTCCGTCAGCCTTATAAGCATTGTGTAAATCATTCACTGCATTAGTGGCGGCAATGGTATCAATGGCGATTCCATCTCCTTTAGCACCCCACATCTCGACATAAAATGCAAGTCCTAATGCTGCGTTCGCTTTTTTTTGATTTTCTGACGGATTTACCCAACCCGTCATATCAAAATTCGGGTTAATAGTATTATTCGCTACAGTGCTTTTTACAATGTCGCCATTTTCAAGTTTTACTGTTGCTCCTAATTCATAACCGCCAGGTTTATTCCACCATTCAGCCCCACCAAAATCATTAATTTCTTGCTGTGTTTTTCCATTAGCATTAGAAACAGCAAGAGCGGGAACGCCATCATTAACCACAATAGTATTGATAGCATTTTGCCACTCATTGATTTTTGCAAATGAACGCTGTTCAATTGTTGATAATGTCCAAACGTAACGCCCAAGCCTTGTTTGAACTTGGATTTCAGGAGCATCATTAATAATCTTCTCAAGATCTCTTGCATCTACTTGAGCATCTATTAACTCTTTCTTGGTAATCATTTCTTCATACATTGTGAGGCTCTATCTAAGTTCTGAATTACTGTAATAATAAGGCATTAGTGATGTTTTTTATAGCTAAAACAAAGCTCCTTAAAAGAGGCTTGTAACTATCAAAGTACGGACAATATAAACATTGCTAGTTCATCATAGCGGATTGCATAACGGCTTCCTGCGCTTTGTGCGAGTTGTTGCTGGTCCCCATTCTCGTCATAAATAGTCTCTTGCTCATCCCATTCATCAAAGCACACGAACGCATATTCAAAAGGATCAAGGTCATGTGATTCAAGAATAGAAATAACTTGTTGAGCCTTAACACCACAATGCCAACGAGCGCCGTCGCCTTTCAGATCCACGGCGTCATTGAACTTATATAAGCAAATTGACTCTTTGATCTCCAGGGCAGCATCTTTTTCGCGTTGTGTTTGGCTTCTGAATTGCTGTTTTAATCGCTCATCAGACGTGACAACCGGAGCCGAGCCAAGATAGACGGTTGACCATCGAGCAGCAGAAGAACCAAGCGCAAAGGCATTATCTGAGTCAGGCGAAACGCTGCCATAGGCCGCCATGTTTGTCGTTGTACCAGAGAACCAGAGTACAGTTTCCATTACGCCAGCCGTACTTCTACGCTTAAGGGTGAATGCTCCCTCTCCATCTTTCTCAATGTCGCCTGTAGTGGTGAGTTTTCCGCCAGTCTTAAAGTTTCCGGTACATTCAGCATTACCCTGATAATTCACAGAGAAAAGCGTATTAAGATCCAAATCAGCAATAGCCCATGATCCAGAGCTGCGGCGCAGCCTAACACCTGTAGAGTTGACGTATTTGAATGCTTCATAATCATCGTCGGAACTTACAGAGTTAACTGCAAAACAACCAGCATCCACACCATAACGCAATACACCAGATTCACGCTTAAAGTTCGGAGCAAAATCAATACCGTTCTTGCTGTGTGCAATAAATTGTAAATTGGAATCCGCAGATACAACCATGCGCGAACCCTCAGTATTTGCAGTCCATACCCCACCAACCCGAAGCCCTTTAGATTCCTGATAGCAGCCAATAAATTTAATTTCACTAGCGAACCCTGAGAAGATACTAATATCATCGCGACCAAAAAGCGTACAAGTTGTGAAGTCGATCCCACGCGGCTTATTATCAATGCCATTTAATTCAATACATGCGGAAGGTCGGTCAAGCGGCGCAGTCAAATAGCTTGATGTTGCAAGGTGATTGGATTGATGAGAAAAACCGAAGAACTGGCAGTTAACAAATGAGCCGTTACCAAAACCGTAATTCGTAAAGCCAGCCTGAGCTGCATTGTCAGAGCGAATGGATAAGCCAGCACCGCCAGCAAAGTTACAGTTATTTACATACCAACCATCATTCGCAACTAAGTTCACGCCATCATTCAGTTTTGATGCTGAAATCAGTAAGCCTGCTTTGCGCCACTGCCCACGACCCCATACATGGCTCAAGTACCAATTCCCACAGTTACGCGCCCAAATACCAACGTCCCAATTATCAGCACATGCACCAGATTCACTGGCGAGATAGCCAGATAGTCCATCACCATCACCTACAGAGAAATAAGGAATCACCGCAACCTTATCCATGTAGGAGCCAGTATTTAAAATTACAGCTGCGCTAAAGTTTTCATTAAATTTTTGCAACTTATAGGTGTCGCCATGTGTGCCACTGTCAGCGAGATATGCAGCTCCCGCAGATGGATTTGCGGTTTGATAAACCTCATCGCCTAATGTTGGAGCAATGTTTGCTTTTGCACCAACACCATAAAATAGGAATGCTGCACCAGAAAGAAAAACACCTTCCGTATTGCTAGATGGTTTTTCTACCCCAATAAAACCGCTACCCACTGGAATCTCAATGGTGTTAGTGATGATTCGATAGCCGCCATGAATCCAAACTTGCTTATTATTTTGAATTGCACTTTGAGCCGCAGCCCAATCAATAGATTGAGTAAGTGATGTAATTTTATCTTGAATATTCTGATATGCGAATTTTGCTAAAGCCAGTGTGCTATATTTCTCAGATAATGGATGATACAAACCATCACCAATTGCACCATAATCTTTGTCGCTTACAAACTCTTTGTTGTGGTCTCTTTGTGTTCGGCCAGACCAAGTGTAAATACCACTGTCATAACGTAACTCATCATTAATCTGCTGTTGATTCTTTCCGCTTGCATCAGAGATAGCTAAGGCTGGCGTTCCGCTTCCAGCAGTCACCATGCTAATCGCATCTTGCCATTGAGCAATCTTTAATAATGATCTTTGCTCAAGTGTAGCAAGTGTCCAAACATATCGACCTAACCGGGTTTGAACTTGAACCTCGGCAGGGCCATTCACAACATCATCTAATGCTTGTGCATCTTTCTGTGCATCAATCAATTCGCTTTTTGAAACAACCATATCAACCATCATTCAATCCCCATTTAGAAAAAATCTAAGTCGTTTTCATAATAACGCGAATCATAATTAACACACGTCAACATATTAGTCATTTTAGACTGTGGGCGTAACTCTGTCATTAAGAAAGGTTTAGGCGCAGGCGATGAGCTTAAAATTAATTGATAAGTAGCGCGACCAATGGCAAGATTTACTAATGGCATTCGAGTCAATTGAACTGAGTATCTGTTTACATAAGTACACGGCACAATATCAACAGTAGCATTTGGCAATTGCAGGTAAATGTTATAATCACCTGCTTGCGGTATTGGTTGAGACAAATAAACCCTCAATCCTTCAATACCCTCAACCTCACCGTCAATAGTTTCGATCACTGTATTATCAGCAACCAGAATTCGATCCATACGAGCCAATAGTTCTGATTCTTCCCATGCCTCGAATTCAACAGATAGGTTTCGATATTTAAGCTTATTCCACTCTCGCCATGCACGAGTTTTGGCTTGCTCATCAGAGCGAATGCCCGATGTTTTAATCTTTAAGGTGTTAATTGGATTTGATGAGCCTGTAGCAACAAATGTGATACGAGTGTCATCCGCCGGGCTTGTGTATTCAACCTCAACACCGTCGTAGTTGTTTTCTATGCCAAAAGACTTTGTACGTTTTTCAGAGTTTGGTGCTTTGTTGGTGTGGTTAAATAATAATACCGAATTATCTTGCGGCCCTTCAAAACGAAGGCGCAATTTAGAGCCGTAGCGATATGCTTCACAAAACATAGTTGACGCAACCATGCCCGCTATTTCTTCAAAAGAAAGATTACTATCATCAATTGTGTAACTAAACTCGGCAGCCTTGTTGCTGGCAAAATAATTAATCACCGCCTGTTCTTCTGCTAAGATTTGCACCACATCAATTTCAGATAAAGTTCTGCGCCCATTCTTTGGATCAAGCGCAATATTGATTAACGCCTGAGCACCTGAGTTTGTCGCAGTTAATGCGCCTGTGCCGTTTAGCTTTAATTTTCGTGTAGCAATACAATTGAGCATGCGCTCACGAACGCCCGCAGAAACATCATTACTTATGGTTTTTGCACGAATAATTGTCACATCATCATAAGTTAATTTATCTAGTTTTGAACACAAGAAAACAGAACGACAAGAAACATCATGGAAATTGGTGTTCCCATTATTTGGGATGATGGTAACTTTTCTGACTCGGTATCTGACATTTCCAGTGAATGGGAAATCATGACGCATTGAGATACCAATAGGGTCTGTCATCCCACCGCCAGACCATCCATACATTGTTTTTGTCTGCAATATCGACAAGCCAATTGGAACACCATTATCATCAATCTGCTGATATTCCACCGCAACATCAATATTAATGCCGCCCTTCCAGCCTTTTTGACCAATATAATACAGGCCTTGTGCTGCGTAGAAATTCACAACAATGCTATCGTATTCACCAAATGCCTGATACCACCCTAACCAGTTATCCGTTGAACCATACAAAACAACCCATTCACCGCCAATGGTGCCATTAACTTTCAACCAGTCTGGATTTATTGCATCCGGTGCGGAAAGTAAGATTCTGGTTTCTTCAACAACTGAAATAGTGTATTCACCATCCAAATCAATATTGTCTATATTTCTGGTCAAATTTGAAGACATATTTGAGGTATTGTTATCAGTCAAAAGTAGCCAGTTTTGATTAATTGTTTCTGGTGTGTCTAAGTATATTTCATACACATACGCTCCACTTTTCACAATATTCGAAACGGTGTAATTACCTGCTAGATTTAACGAACCATTTACAGGATCAATAGCGGATAAAACCTGAATTTCGATTAACTTGTAGTTTGCAACATCTGCGATATTTTTAGTTGAAGCAATTGTTAAAACTCGATTGGTGTAATCGATATCGGCTGTGCCTGCTAAAGTCGCATCAGCAATACCGAACACAGCCCCATCAATAATAATTTTTGAGCCAGCCTCAAATGAAGTCCCAGAAACATTGATAATGTTTGGATAGGTAAACGTCATTGTGCTATTTGCTGCTTGCTCGGTGTTTGGCTGTGCTAATTCTCGATCAACAATACTTGCAGAGCGTTTAGCAATTAATGGCGAGTAATTTAAAATATCACCATAGCGATAAGTCGGGTTTGTTGTTGTGATATTCAGACCTGGATTATAAGATGAAACGCTCATGCCGGGAATTTGACTGATTGCAGTATCGCCTTCATGAAATCTTGTAACATCGTAATAACCACTACCCAAAACAGTTAAGATTTCCTCAATCTCAACATTGTTTTCATAATAGCGATAAGGTGGCGCAATCAAATCAGGATACGCTTTAACAGTTCCGTAAATATCTGGAACGCGCTCACCAATCCTGATTTTATTCTGACGCATTCCAAGTTCATTATTTGCAGAACTACCGCCTAATCCTGTTGGTGGTTTAGGCATGGTTAGGTACATATATAGGCTTGTAGCTAAACTCACAGCAACCAACACATAAAGCGCATAAATAGCCGCAGAAATCGGCTCAGATGGGTAAATTACAATAATAATCATGCCGCCTAATGAGTCAGCATAATTTTCATTGTTCTGCATATTTTCTGTAATGTCATTATCTGCATGCCAAGCATTGTGATAAATACGCGCATGCTTTGGAAATTCCTTAAACTCGGATTTAAGATAATCCAAAACACTATCTACGTCCTGAGTGGTGTTTTTTGATATATCAAAAGGATCGTGATAAATAGCAACACGTTTCATTTGTAAAAACTCACTTTCTTAAATCCAGATGTTAAGTATTCTAGCGGAATATATTGCACACCACGAATCCCCAAATGAATGACGCGCCCATTGTAAAAAACACCCACATGAGAATCCGAACGCTCATTATTATAAAGGAATACAATGCAAGGGCTTTCAGGCTGCTTGATTGGCTTCCGTTTTTTTAAGGTCAATTCTTTGCCTGTGATTTTCTGCCAAGCCTCGCAAGCGAACTCATGGCAGGTATAACCTTTCTGCCATGTTTTATCCATCAGTTCATCAAGCATTACACAGCTCCTTTTAATGCAGGGAATTTATTGATTGTATAAACATCGCCAGTTTTTACGCTATTCAACTGCTCCGCACTCGCTTCAAAAGTCACCGTGCCATTCGCGTCATTATTCACCTTTAGCACTTGCAAGGTTTGAATAAAGTCGAGTGGGCTAGTCAAGTCATCATCACGGAACATTCGATATTTAAGAGTAACTGCTTTCATGTGGTCGGCTGAATTGATGGCGGTTTTTAGCTCGTCAATGTAGTCAGCAAAGGTAATCGAAACCCCTTGATCTAAATCAGCTACAACATTACTTCTATCAACTTGGAATAGCTGATATTGATATGTAGCCTTAGCGCCATCCTCGTTGGTCGCAACCATATCCTCGTCAATCCATTCGCTTTGAAAGAAGAAGGGTTTAGACCAGTCTGGATGATTTAGCTCAATTGTATCAACCTTACGAACCGCAGATGTGTCGGTGAGAAAGAAACTATTTTGATTCGCCATCTATAGCACCTCTAAAGCATTTGGAAGGTCGACATTGACAAGCTCGCCAAGTAAGCTTGCCAAGTAAAGAATATCCGGTGGAAGTGGCTTGGTCGCTCTTGGATCGGTTATTCCATAATCCGAACCTGATTTATCGGGGTTTGCAATAACACCAACTTCCAAAGTGGAGCTTGTTTCGTCAAAATATTGACGCTCCGATGGGTATGTATAGTTATAATTTGGCTTAACTATGTCTTTTGGAGGAGTCATTTTATTTAACCCTCAATCTGAATTAATAAAATACTTTTTGTGTCGATTAAAAAGAATTTTTTCCTATGATTTATCATAAGACCTCCAGAGCATTCGGGAGATCCACATTGACAAGTTGCTCAAGTGGATTTAACAAATCAAGAACACCAAGGATAATAGCTTCATCTTGCACATTATTGCGTTTTTTGGCAGTAGCTTCGATGTCGGCAGAAATGTAATATGCATGCCCTGCAACTTGATCTAATCGCAATCCGCTTGTGAAATCACATGAGTATTCCATTAATTCAGAATCATCAATAATTAAATCAAGCAAAAATGAATTAATTGCAGGATATTGGTCTTGCCATAATTCATAGAAGGCTTTTAGGTAATCATATCCATTTTTGTCAGTCATCCATTGCAGAGTAACTAAAGCAGGTGCATTCTTCTTTCCTTTTCTAAACCGCGATGCACCGCCATCCATCTGCATGCGATTAATCGCATACGGATGCTGTACAGAATAACCGCTTTGGTTTGGTCTTAATGCCATTTTGTAAAAAGTAGCCATCCTTTATCCTCTGCGGTTACTTGTGTTGAAGTTGTTTTTTATGCCTTTTGAGACTGCACTGTTTGGGTTTTGTAGGTCAGAAGTTATCGCTGTGCGAGCCTCATCCCTAGCGATAATTCTAACAGTATTCGCGTCAATTTGTTGAACATCAAACTGTTTTGAAGTGCCATAGTTTTGAATATTCACACTAATTTCACCACCTAACGAGCCACCGCTATTGATTGCATCCAATGTGCCTGTGCCGACTCGCTTGGTTGCTGCTGCGTTTAATACATATTCTTGACCATGAACCACACCCGCAACATCGGAAGTTCCTAGATTTCCTGTATAACCTCCCGTTTTAAAGCCTGCAATAGTTTGGGCTGCAATCATCCCGGCATTTGCATAACCTGCCGCAAGAATCAAACTCGAATATGTTGTTTTTTGAGCTAAAGTCAAAGCTGTCGGGTCTGCCATTACTTGAGCTGCTGCAAGGTGGGTGCTCACTAAAGCGGATGCAATCGCCATAGCTTGCTGCATTGCGAACATGGTTTTATATGCGCTTGAGTTTTCGCCTTGAGAATCTTTTACAAGGCCTGTCATTTGCCCGAACGTGCTTTGAGTGATAGCAAGCATATTTCCATAATATTGCAATTGATTCTCATGGTCTATTTCACGAGAAATTACTAACTTTTCATCATACTCAGTATTTAATCGTCCTTTTGCCAAAAGATATTCTTGTTCAATAGCCAGTAAAGCCATCGCATTATTTTGCGCTGCCTCTTGCTGTTGTGCATAACGAAGGTTCATTTCTTCATTTTGCTTAACATATTCAGCGTTAAGTGTATCAGTCTGCGACATACCAAAGCCACTGCTGCGACCTTGCACACTACTAAGCATCGACCCGCCAGTTGCAACACCTAAGTTAATGTAAGCCTTGTCTTTAGCTTCCTGAATGGCAGAGCGTTCCTTTTCATCGCGGATATTTGCAATTTCTTTACGCTCTAAATCATATCGGTTTCGAACTGCTTCCATCTCGGTCATCATTGATTCTTGAGCTGCGAAGATGCGCTGTTCTTTTGCCAACTTAATTAGCGACAATTCTTCCTGATATTGTTTTTCAAGAAGTTCTGACGCTTTAGATTTTTGATCCTTAGATAGCTCAATATCTTGTGAAGCATAGAATTTCTTTTGATCGAAACTTTCCCTTAAGAGCGTTTCTTCGCTTTTTGTAAATGCTGCATATTCATCAAGTTTGGTTTTTAAGGCTTGATTAGCGATTGCAATATCACTTGCAGCGCGAGATTCATATTCAGCAATGATTTCTTTTTTACGTTCTGGTGAAAAATTAGCTTTCTCAATTTCTTCTTTCTTTTGCTGCAACTCAAGATTAATTCGCTTAACCTTATCAGCTACATCAATTTCAATTGATTCTCGTGCTTTGGCTTGCTGCTCATAAAGTTTAATGGATTCTTCAAGGATTCGGTCGAATTCTTTAGAGCTTACTTCGCTAGATGCAATGCCAATTGAGCCTGCTGTATATCCCTTGACTTTTTTTAGATAGTCTTGAGTTTCTTTAAATCCATAAGCCTTGCCACTTTGAACATTCCCTTCACCTGCATTGTAAGCCATGATTGTCTTGTCAATGTCGCCATTGAACATTTTAAGCAGCTTGTTTAGATATTTAGCAGCACCTTCTGCGCTAGATGCCATGTCCTCAACATTTACATTAAAGCGTTTTGCTGTGGCAGGCATGAACTGGAATGAGCCTTGTGCGCCTGCGGGTGATGTTAGTAATTTCCCACCTCGGTATGTATCACCGCGACTCTCCTGCATTTGGATTCCAGCCAGTAAGCCTTTAGGTAATCCGTATTGTGATTCCAGTCCGCCAAAATTATACTTAGCAGCATTTGCCAAAACTTTAGAGTTTAATTTTAAAACTTGCTGTTGTTTTTCAAGCTCTTTGGTTCTATCTTTTTCGGATTTATTTCGAGCATCAACAGCATTTTTAGCCTTGATTATCGCTTGATACTCAGCGGTGAGTGATTTTTGCAAATCCTCCCTAAGCATTGATTGACCTTGAGCGTTTTTTACAATCGCACCTTCAATTGCTAAGTACTTTTTAGCCAAATCAATCATCGTGTCATCATAACCACGACTAGCCAAAGCGGTTGTTATTCCAGAATCCTGAATATTTTGATTCGCCGCTCTCAATAACTCCTTCATCTTCTCAGTCAGTTTTGCAACACCGATGGCTTGTTCTTTTACGTCTTCCGTGGTTTTTCGAGTCGATTCAGCCAAAGCTTTTTGTGCTGTTTCAGCTTCGCCAAATTTGGTTTTAGCCTCACCATATTGACCAACTAGACCGCGAACTTTATTAAGTTGCTCATCAGTTAAGAAATTTACTTCTTTTACTGATTTGTAATAAGCATCACTTGAGATTTTACCGTTTTGATATTCTTTTGTGAGTTTTTCAAAGAATTGGATTTTTTCATCGGATGCGGGTAATGCTTGAATAAATGATGTTAAGTCAGATGAAGCTACACGGAATTTAACTGCTAAATCCTGAACCTGTTCTGCAAGTGCTTTGGTTTCATTATCGCGCTGTAATGTGTTTAATTCACGATACTTAACAACTAACTCGTCAACCTTTTGACCCTGGTATTCAATTGACGCTGTAGCCTTGTCGGCGTTATCGCGCATCAACATATAACCACCAGCCAGCGCAGCAACACCTATTGTAATTGCGCCAATCGGCCCACCAACTGCGGCAAGTAACATAGCTCCACGAGTACGTGCTTTGTTGTTTAGTTCTTGCACCACGGTATCTGCTGCTGTTGTGGCGGTATGTGCTGCTACAGCTTGTGTAGCCTTGGCTTCGAGTGGGATAACTGTAGCTTGAACATAAGCTAGGCGCTGTATACCTGTCATTCGTGCTGCTGTGGCTTTTGCGTCTACAAGTTGCATAGCAGTAAACTGAGCTATCGCCCCGGTTCTTGCAACCTCTGCGGTGCTTGCTGCCGCCTGAACTGCTAGTTCTGCAAGAAGTGTAGATCGACGTGCTACCGACGCAGTAATAGAGCCATAGATAGCAACGGTTTGAGTGAGTATGGCTTTAGTAAGCAACGCAACGCCACCAACCACCGCAATATCCGCAATCGTGCTTAGATTATTTGCCAAGCCGCTAATTGATTCTGATAATGCTTTTGCTGCACCACTTCCAGAACCTGCCTCACCAACAAATTTTGTAATCTCATTTGAAAGTTTTGTGAATGATTGAGCGATTGTGAAATCGGTTTTATTAAACAGGTCGTCAATATATGGCTGCGCCTTGCTTAGTGCTTCGACAAGAACATCGCCAGTGATTTTACCTTCTGCCGCCATTGCACGAAGTGAGCCGACATTTGTATTTAAACCGAATGCAATAGCTTTTAACAATCCCGGTGCTTGTTCTGCAATAGAGTTAAATTCTTCGCCACGTAATACACCAGATGCTAAGGCTTGCCCGAATTGCATCAAAGCCGCTTCTGCACTTGCTGCACTACCACCCGATACAGAAATGGCTTTAGATACCGTTTCGGTTAGTGCTGCGGTTTGTGCCATTGTGATGTTTAAGCGATCCGCATTGTCAGCAAAACGCTGATACACCATCGCAACAGAATCCCATGACGAAGCTGTATTCTGGGCAATTTTAAACGTATCACCCATTGCTGTATTTAATTCAGATTGTGAGTCCGTGACAAGCTTTAGGCGGTTTTGTAGCCCTGTGTAAGCATCCATCTTGTTAATTGCTGCACCAACACTAACAATTCCCGCCATATAGCCCGCAAGGTTACGCAATGAGCCACCAAGCACACCCACTTGTCGATCTGCTGAACTACCAGAGTTAGTGATGTTTTGTAATTCTCGTGATAATTCTCGCGCTGTGTTTTGTGCGTTTCTTGCATCAATACTTATAATTAAGCGTGATTCTTGACTCATCGCTATAACCTCAATTAAATTAATGAGATTATAGCAAGTAAAATAGATTATAAGAAAAATTGATAAATAAAAGAAAAGCCTCGCGGTGGAGGCTTAATTCTTAAAATTTAATCGATATGTTTGGAATCTCACCTTTATGAATAGCCTTAATTATAGATTTCCCTAAGTCCTCACCTATTCCAAGTTTTTCGAAAGCCACTAAAACATCATCGCATACTTTCTTCTTATGCTCTTTATCTGCTTCGCGTGCTTCTAGTGCTTTACGCTCAGCTTCTGCTTTTGCAAGTTGCTCCGCTTCAATTCGCTTTCTTTCAGCTTCAATAGCTTGCTGTTTGTTATGCTCAGCTTGAATTGCAGCAGCTTCCGCACGCTCTTTAGCTTGTTGCTCGCGCAGTACAGCGGCCTCTTTTTCAGCAATCAATAAAGCTTCACGCTGCTCTGATTCAGCCTTTTCACGCTGAACTCGATCAGCTTCAAGACGTGCCTTTTCTTCCGCTTCACGTTGAGCTTTTTCAGTGGCTTCACGTGCAATTTTTGCATCACGTTCTTGCTGAATGCGTTGCTGTTCTTCAATGCGTTGCTTCTCAAGAAAAGCCTCATGTTGCTCATGCTTTAATATCTGGATTGAAAGAATTTTTAACTCATCAAGCATTTTGTATTTTGCTAGTGTTGCCTTGTCCTGAAATTCTTCTAATGATGAATCAATAGTTACAGATTCAAGTCGAGCAATAGCGCCATTAACTTGACTAGACGTGTATTGATTTTCGATGCAGTTAGATGCGTACATGCTAATTTCATTAACAAAAGCCTCATGCTTAGCAACGCGCTCTTTTTCCGCATTCTCCCAGTCCGTCAAAGGTTGGCGAATCTCATCACGCAAGGCATCACATTGATCACGAAATAATTTTCGATCAGCATCGATCTTACTTGTGATAACCGTGTACTGTTCTTTTAGTTCTTTGCCGTGAGCATCAAAAGCGGTTTTACTTGAGGCAACTTTACGAGCCATTGATGCAATCGATTTACGACCCTTATCTGTAGACAGATCAGGAACCACCGAGCGTACCTGTTCCGCAATTCGATCAAATAATGATTGAGCACCACCCTCAACCCTGTACGCTTCAACAATTACATTTGAATTTTGCTCTAATACTTGTAATTCATTACTCATTTTTTTAAACCCTAAGTTGGTTAGTGCAATTAGGCACATAACAATAATACTAAAATTATTTACCAATGAATAATGAATAAAAGTTATACATAATCAAGAATACATAACAAAAAAGCCATCATTTAGACGGCTTCTTTCGATTTTGTTTTAATCTTTCCTGTGATTCATCTATGAACTCATTATCTAGCATATAGATAACCTCCATAAATACATCAATATCAACAGGCAAGTCATTAAGCATTAAATAGGCTTGTATGTCGCTTGCTGATATGGTTAGAGGCACGCCGCCTTCATAACGCCTAGACCTTGCAATTGTGTTGTATGCGCCTAGTAGAATGTTAGCAGTGTAACTATATTTAGGCTTTTTAATCTCTACTCTTTGTTGCTTTCCAAGGGCTGCAAAGATGGCGTTTTTCTTTTGCTCGGCTTCACTAGCTTCTCTTTCGCTTCCGTGTTTGCTCCATTCGTAGAGCTGTTTAACTTTCCCAATACTTCGATTTTATAAGCGTCCGCTTCGTCTTGAATTTTACGTGCATTGCTGACAATGAAGTCCCACAAGATAACGCCATCAGTACCGCCAAAACGCATCATGTCGAAGGCAATGTCTTTATCAAATGCAACGGATTTAATCTCGCCATCGACTTTAACATCAACGTCTTTCCAGTCTTCAATCAGATATTCAGACGCGATTTTGAATAGCATCTCCTGAAAGGTAAATTCACCTGGATCAATATCCTCAATCTTAAGGCCACTTACATTAAAGTTGTTTTGAATGCGTTCATGTGCAATCAAATAGGGCTTATGCTTTACGCCTCGAATCTTAAATTCAGAAACATGCTTATCTTCGCCAAATTCAAACTTTACCCATTTTGATACTTGTTTAGGTTTATTTAATTGAAAAGCCATTTTAGCCCCTAGAATTTACAATTGAATATTATTATACATAAAAATACAGTCGGTTATATGTTTTGCTTTATTCATAAAAATTATTCATTGGTAAATTGTTTGTCGACTGGATATATTGGTTTTATCAAACAGGAGTTGTAAATGAGTGAATTAATTAGTGGTAAAGAGGCTTTGATTGCGTTGGCGAGTGGCGAGGAAGTTGAATATTGGTGCGAAACAGACCCAAGTATTCAAAAAAGATGGACTCTTATTAAAAACCATAATGAATACAAATTAAGCTATTTTTTAGAAGATAAGCCTAGATTTGAGTTCCGCCTAAAACCTCGCACCATTGTGATTGGGAATATCGAAGTACCAGTATGCGGAAAAGACTATAAATATGGAAATGTGATGTACATCCTAAACAGTCTTGAGATCGGTGAGTATTGCACGGTGATACTCGATAAAACAGATGAGGTTCCGGCTTATTGGTGGCGCACTGAAAATGAAATCAGACAAGTAGTCGCAGCACTAAGACAAATATTTAAGTAATAAAAAACCCTCACTAAGAGGGTTTTCTTTTGTCTAAATTATGGAGTAAATGGCGTACGAACCAAAGTAGGCGCTTGTTCAACTACGCGATATTCAAATGTAGCTTGAAGCAAATCAGAGTTACCTCCACTTGGAAGTGAGCCTGTAATTTCAACTTCTGGCAATGTTAATTCGTACTCGTTGCCTTCTGTATCGGTAAATGGAATCACTAGCGAAATAGTGGTATTGGTGAATTGCTTTTCATAGTTCAAAGCAGATCCGGTAGACCATGCAGCGGTGAATGAACCCGTACCGTTTGCGAGCGTCTCAATGATTGCGCCAATCTCAAGACCAAGGCCCAAGCAACGCTGAACTTGCATTGAGTTATCCCATGCAAAGCTAAACGCTGAAACGCACGCTGTACCCGCTTGCGAAACACCATCCAAAAGAATCTGGCCTACAGATACATTTGACAATGATGGATTATCGGAAGCATTAACAACAGTGCCCGCAGGTGCAGCACCATTCGCAACGACGCGATTTTTACCCATCAAGCCAAAGCCGAATGTCACAATTCCCTGTTCTGGAATATCAAGGTTAAACGTGTTTACATGCACACCTGAAAAAGTATGATAGTTCGCAATATCTTCATATCCGCGCAAGATACTGAATGTTTGGCGAACGCTACCACCAAAAGTTAATGTATCACTACCAACCGCAGGCACACCAACTTCAAATTTATTAAATGCTGCTGCTTCGATTAGTTGATCATAATCACCGAACTTAGCTTCGGCATTAATATCACCTGTGTAATCAACGCCTGTAATCATTCCTTTTGATGCCAAACGATTACCAATGATTGTATTGGAATCCTCTTTGGTTACTGCGCTATCGAGTGTTACCTCTGTGAATCCTAAAACCTGCCGAGCAAAAGGTGTTGGTGTAACACCAATTTCAAGCTCCGGGGCGTATTCGAGTATCTGACGGCTGCCGCTAGACATAAAAGTCTCCTATAGGTGTTTTTGACATGTCTGTTGTATTTTCGCTTGTTATGTAATGAATTGCAATTAATCTAATTGAGACGGAACTCTACACGAACCAATGACATTACATATAGGTCATCTACATCACCACTTGCATCAGTTGGGGCGTTTGTCTTTGTGACTTCAAAATGTGAATCACCAAAGCCCTTCCAGTGTTTTCGCCATTTTTCTGCTAGTTCGATTAGCGACTTATCACCATATCCTTTTGGAATAAAGCATTGAATATTGACAATGCCAAAGTCGCGCTCGCATAAACCGTTATTGAATCCAGATGGTTGTGTATCGCCATATTGCACAGTTACACGACACCATAAATCTTTTGGCGGCACAAAGGTTGAATCATTCGCAAATTGAACCTTTAATTCTTTTGGGTACTCGCTGATAAACAATCGAACATGATCATTAATAATCAGCCGCGCTTCTGAATTTGTTATAGCCATAAAAAAGCCCTCGTATTTGAGGGCTAGTTTAGCATTAAAAATATAAATTCTTTTATTTTGGTTCGTATGGCTGGTCTCTAAAATCAGTGCTTTGGACTACAGGTCGCAATGCAGTTGATGAAATCCAAATCTCACCACTACAGACAGGGCATTTCAAAACATAACACATATCATTTCTATCGTTAACAATACGAGCATCACTCTTTTTAAACTCAAGTACTGAATGACATTTTCTACATGATGTTGTATAAATTATGCTTTCTGGCAATATTCCACGACTTATAACTTTCATAATAACCAACCTTTGTTATAGCCTAAAATTTAGTGTGCCAATCGGTAGGCTTTCCCGACGTTCGATAGCTAGTCTAGGCACATAGTAATTATATCATCACCTGTATTTATTCACTACATTCATAAATGAAATCTGCATGAAGTTTTTAGGCGCTTGCATTGACCAGCCATCATTCAAACGGGTTATATATTTCAGGCTGTTGCTCAAAAAAACAACCTTGCCAATCCCGCCACCTGATTGAATAGTTGCAATACCTCGGTTAATCGCACCCTGACCGCTTCCATCTGTATCTTTTGTATCCGCTGTTGGATTGATAGCACCAACACCGACACGCCAGTTTTGACGAGCTGCCGATGTGTCAATGGGCGTTGCAACAACAACAGTTGCCAACATCTCACCTGTAATCTTTTTGGTGAATTCGTCGGCATCTCTCAAGACTCCAACACCGAAGTTAATTGGCGCGTTTTTCCAAGTCATTATCCATACTTCCTTATCTGTAAAACATATCCATTTTCAGCGGGAATCTTAACCATATCAATGATTGTGAAATTTTCGCCATTCACAGCGATAACTTCCTGAATCTCAGGCTCATAAGGAATATTTAATGCGCCATTCCGCATAAACACAATTCCTTTCTGGTCTCTAGCTTCAATCTGAAATACTTCCGTATCTTTGATTGTGAATGACAGGCCAAAGATACCTGACCAATTGTATTCAATACTCCCTGTCGGCTCTGGATTTTCAGGATCAAAAACAGGATTGCGAATTTCTCGACTACCGGCATAGGGGAAAGAAACATCAGCTAAATCGCCTGACATTTCCGCAAAGATTTCATCTTGAATGTTGTTTAAGTCGCCCATTTAAACTCCTATGCGCTGCTTTGCGATATTAAAATAATTCTCATCTAACTCAATACCTATAAATTTTCGATTTGTATTAATGCAAGCTACGCCAGTTGAGCCTGCCCCCATGAACATATCAAGAACAACTTGATTTT